GTTTGTTGCAGGCGATTACAAAAGCGCAGGTAACATTCAGAACATACAAGGACAATTAAATGGTGCTATAAAAGTAGGTGCAGTAGGTACTGCTCCTGAATACTTTTTACCAAAGCAGATATTGAAAGTTCCAATGAGCGAAACCGCCGCAGGTGGTGCAACTGGTTCAGAAGGTGCTATATCAGTAGAGGTAAATGACTATATGTTGTACAAGTTAGATGATAGCTATGTACCTGCAAAAGGTTATTTATTTCAAGCTGATGATGATGGTACTGCAGGTGGTGGTAACGCCGCTGACATAACAAAAGGTGCTTTTCAAACTGCTAAACCAAGTGCAGATTATAGCGTTGCTAATTATGTAGAGTGTGTTAGAATCAAAGTAAGTATAATCAAGAATTGTATTGGTTCAGCACCTGCTTTAGCAAACTTCCATACTGATGCACCTGTAGAAAGTGTCTATAAAGAATCAATTTCAGGTTCTTTAGAAAAGATGCGTTCTTACATTGTCGGTAATGCTCACGAAGAAGGTTCTTCACTCATTGGTAAGCAATGGAATGACCAACCTTTCAGCACAGGTTATGGGCAAACTCAAATTTGGCGTACTGAGTTCGGTATGACAAACACTGCTCGTGCTACTATTTTGAAGTACGAAGCAAATGAGTGGGCTAGAATTTGGAGAGATAAGTTAATTGAACATAAGTGGGATATTGAACATTCAATCCTATTTGGTTCTCAGTACTCAGGTGGTAGTTATAACTACACTCAAGGTGCCGTTGACTATGTTCAAAGTAATGGTAATATCTTCAACATGACCTTAGCTTCAAAGACTCAAGATGATTTTCTTGATGATTTGTCAAAGTTAATTGACCCAAGATACAACTCATCACAATCAACAGTATTCTTCTGTTCTACTGAAGTTTACAATTGGTTGCATAAGTTGAGTGGTTACTTTGCTAATAACGTAGCAAATATGTATCCGGGTGCAGGTGTAGATGAGTCTAAATCTCTCGGTAGAGCTGATTTTGCTATCACAGGAAGGTCTAAGTCTTTTGGCGTAGACATTTCTAGGATTAGCACAGTTTATGGAGACATGAATGTTGCTCGTCACGTAATGCTTGACGGAACTAATGTTAAGATGTTAGGTCTTAATATGAAGCACGTGAAGTACAGACCACTTGTAGGTAATGGCGTCAGCCGTGATACTTCAGTCTATGTCGGTGTTCAATCTTTAGAGAACACAGGTACAGATAAGAGAGTCGATATGATTCTTACTGAAGCAGGTATGGAATATCAAATGCCTGAATCACACGCTATCTGGAAGTAATCAGATAACCATATATGGGGAGTCCCTGATTCACACTCCCCATTTTTACAGGAGATGATAAATGGCTATAACAAATATCGAAGCCGAAATTCAATCCCTTTCTGATGTTTCTAGTGCTAACGCTAATTTCATAGAATCCGCTCAAAAATGGGTTGTAAGTAGTATACCAAAAAATTATATGTGGGCATTTGTTTCTAAAACATCTAATGCCACATCAAATCCGGTAGCATTACCAAGTACAATAGTTACTGATAGTGTTATCGGTCTTGTCCGTAATGGATACAATTGTTCTGAGATAGAACAAAAATATAGAGGAATGGTCGAGTCTAATGACGTTGCTAGTTTATATTTCCCAACTAAAAAACATCCTAAGTATGTAAAAGATGGAAATGGTAATTACGATGTTTATCCTTTACCAACTGCTGACCCTGCTGAACCTGCTTATATCTTATATGTAGATTATACTCAAATAGATGATGATTCAGATTTAAGAAATGCAGTTATTTTTTATGCAATATCAAAAGAATTTGGAACAAAAGGTCAAAGTAAGATTATTGATTTTAGTGAAATTGCTTTACCTGTAATAATAGCTGACCCTAGCTTTGGGACAGACTTGTCAATAAGTGTTGCACCTCCTGTTATTCCTACAATAGATAAAACGATTTTAGATACTTCATCGTGGGTTGCACCTCAGTATGTTGCCTCTAGTTTGCAATTAGCGGATTTTCCATATATGACTTGGAATTTCCCAACTTCTCCTGTTGCTCCCTCGATTGCATCTAATGAGGTCGCAGATTGGGAAAGTGCAACCCCGAATTTTGTTGCACCAACTCTTCCTACTTTAGATTTTACAGGTATGGATAGTGATTTAACTTCTGAAGACCCTGAGATGGTACAAGCAAGAAATGTAAAAATGGGAACACAAATGTCTGAGTATCAAACACAACTTTCTACTCAACAAGCAAAATTCAATGAAGAACAAGCAGTATTTCAAGCTACAGTTCAAACATTTACTCAAGAAGCAAACTTACTAGAAGCACATGAAAATAGAAAACTACAAAAGTTTGGTCAAGAGTTATCAAAGTATCAAGCTGACATAAATGCAATTATTTCACAAAACCAAGCAAAGATACAAGCTTGGTCAAATGAAGCATCTACTAGAGTACAAAATTTCCAAGCACAGAATCAAAGCAACTTAAACGATTTTAATGCTAGGAATATAGAGTTTCAATCTCAAGTTCAGGAAGCAACTCAAAATGCTCAGTTTACAGAAGCTAGAGAACAAAGAGAAATGGCTAAGTATAGTTCCGAGTTACAAAAATACCAACAAGATGTAAATCAAAAAGTAACTATTTTTCAACAAAATCTTGGTAAATCTGTACAGGAATATTCACAGAAACTTGCTAAATTCAACGCAGAATTAACTAGGCAATCATCTCTTGTTGGTCAAAAGCAACAGGAGGCAGGTACTAAGTTGCAACAATTTGACAGATATGATAAAGAATCAAACAAGTATTATCAGTGGGCTAATGGAGAAATACAAAAGTTCATACAAAATAATGAAAGAACGACTTCAAGAGCATTGACTCAACAAGCGTTACAAAGATAAGGAATTATTATGGCAGATAAATTTTATATTAATTATTCAGCATCAGCATCACCTATTGAAGAGTTAGAAGCTGCTGATAGTAGTCAAAAATCTAGAATTATACATAGTTCTATAGATAAAACTATAGGAGGTGGTAAAGAGATAGATTGTGGAGGAACTGCAGGAGATGTAGCTTATCAAAGTTATGCAACAAATACTAATACTTCAGCTGCTCCATTATCAGGTACAGGATACGACTTTTTAATGATAAAGATTGCAGAAGCAATAGACTCAGATGGAGATTGTGATTGTATTATAGAGATAAGTGGTGTAGTAGTTAGTAAGTTACTTAAAGTTGGAGATGTTTGTTTACTTAGACCTCCTGGAATAGCAGGTTCAGTAATAGAAATATACTCTACGGCAAGTAAGCTTTGTAAAATAGATATACTATCAGGTAAGGAAGCATAATGACCGTACAAGAAATAATGGAAAGAACGGGAACTAATGAGACAGGTCTTGTAATTGCTTGGCTAAAAGATGCTATACATCTTATACAATCTACTTATAATGAGAATATAGCTACATGGCAAACAAATGTTACAGAAGGAGTTAGAGATTATCCTTTACCTGCTAACTTAATTAAAATTGGTTCTATATCAATATTAGATACGCAAAAAGAAAAGTATATGCGTATAAGAAGATTACCTCAGCAACCTAATATGATAAAGGATACTAATCCATCATGAGTAAAAATGTAGATAGAACTTGGGCATACTATATAAGTGGTAGAAATATACACTTGTATCAGCTTTCTCACGATTCAGGAGATAAAGACGCTAGTTATCAAATTAGAATACCTGAGTTTGAAGATAGTATACAATTAGTATACCCAAAAGAAACAATAACTAGTGGTTTAATGTTTGAAGGTACTGCATTTATAGAACCTTTTGTAACTGCAGACCCTAATGAATTAAACGCAGGTTCTAATCCATCATTAACGGAAGCTACGACTCCTGATGAGAATAGCCACTTAAATTTAAATCGTATGCTTAGTTTAGCTTGCGTTGATTATGTACAAGCTAATTTAGAAGATAGAAAAGGCGATGTAGCTAAAAAAGAGTATTACATGAAAGAGTTTTATGGAAAACTAGCAGATAGTGAAAGTAATAAAAGAAGAAGTTTAATGACTTCTGTAGTTAATCCTTTTGCATTGAGATAATTATGGCAATGACATTAACAGAAAGAATGAATACAATTAATGGGGATGATAAACATTCTCATACATATTGCGAAGCAATCAATAAAAGATTAAAAGCAATGGGGACACATAATAGTGTTGATTATAGTGGTATATCATTAAAAAAGTATACAATAGATGAGGCTTTTAATATAATATACAAAAATAACGACATAAGAAGTATGACTTCTAGCGAGATTTTAAATCTCATGGTAGCGGGAAATAGCGATAAGTATAAGTACACAGAAAAAGAGGCGTTAAATAAAATTGAGACTCTTACAAATTTTAACAATGGGATACCATCATAATGTCTGATTATACAGTTACAAGTGGTGAATTATCTTCAAATTTTATTGTTTCTAGTGGAGCCGCGAGTGGTTCGTTTGTATTTAACGATACACCTCCAACTTCCTTATATATTACAACAAGCGTTACTTATGCTTTGTGGAATACTATGAGCAATTTAAGTTTATGGCAAAATATAAATCAAACATGGGAGGAGTTATAAATGGCTAGTTTAACAGGAAGAACAATTAATACTTCTTACAAAGATTTAATCACAGTAGCAGGTTCTACTGATGGTGAAGGAATAGAAAATTCCTTAAAACAACTTTTTGATGGAGCAGGTGAAGGCAGTGCTTTATCATTATCATCTTCTGATATAGGAGTTAGAGGTAGTTTTCTAACAGATTCTGTGACAGATTTTGTCTTCAAAGAAAGTGGAGGCTCTACTATATTTACAATTAAAAATAGTGGGGTTATTCAATTAAAAGAACAATCAGCTACTCCAAGTGCTTTAGAAGGAGCGTTATACTACAAAGATAATGCTCTTTACATTGGTGTAGAATAATTAAAGGAGAATAAACAATGGCAAGTTGGAAGAAAATATTGCATAATGGAAGTGCCTCCGCTGATTTCCCTACATTAAATCAAAGTACGACGGGTTCAGCAGCTACACTAACAACAGCAAGAAATTTTAGCATTGGTGGTGACCTCACTGCAAGTGCTATAAGTTTCGATGGTAGTGGTAACGTAGCGTTATCAGCTACAATAGATAATGGAACAGTTGACGCAAACGCATTAGCCTCAAACGCAGTTACAAATGCTAAAATGGCAAATGACTCAGTAGATGTTGCAGAATTAAATACAGGTAACGAAGTAAGTTCAAGTACTGATGGTTATTTCTTATCGTGGGATGATACGACTGGTGAGATGAGATGGTCAGCCGCGGCTACAGGAGATGTTACTTCAGTACAAATTAGTACAGGAACAGGATTAACAGGTGGTGCTATAGGTAATAGTGGAGCCGTTGCTTTTACTTTAGGAATGGATTTTGCAGGTGTAGTAGATGGTGGTGTTAAACCCGCTACAGGTGACCACATTCACTCATTTGTTACAGGGTTTGGATACACAACTAACACAGGTACTGTGACTTCAGTAGCAACCGGAACGGGTATTTCAGGAGGAACAATCACAGGAAGTGGTACAATAGCACTTGCTTTAAGTGAATTGTCAGTTGAGACATCTTTTACTGCAGGTTCGGATTCAATACCATTTCACGATGATGGCGCAGGTGCAGATAGGTTAGCAGAAAGTGGAACTATCCCAATATCATTTTTTAATAATGATGCTAGTTTTACAACTAATGTTGGTGACATAACAGCCGTAACCGTAACTGCTGGCAATGGTTTAACTGGTGGTGGTACAGCTAGTTCTGGTTCTTTTAGTAAGACATTGGCAGTCGGTCAAGGAACGGGTGTAACCGTAGGTGCAAACGATATATCAATTGGTCAGGCAGTTGGAACTAGTGATGATGTAACATTTAACGATGTCACAATTAGTGGTAATCTTATTGTAAGTGGTAGTTCTACTACAGTTAATACTGAAACAGTAACCATACAAGACAATATTATCGTATTAAACTCTAACGCCTCTTCAACACCTTCAGAAGACGCAGGTATAGAAGTAGAGCGTGGTTCTAGAACTAATACATTCATTAAGTGGGATGAAAGTGCTAAAGAATGGGTAGGTAGAGTTCAAGCGAGTTCAGCTAATGATACTACAGGATATGAAGGAAGAGTCGCTACAATAGAAAGAGCGAGTTCAGGAACTTCAGGTTCAGTAGCTACTGTGGGTGCTATGTTTGTTAATAGCTCATCAGGTAGCATCTATATGTACACCTAATGTCAAAGTATGTTAAATCAGACTCAATAAGGAAGCCTGTATTTATTGACCAACAACAAGAAGTATTTGAAGAAATAAAACTTGGAGTCAAGGATACGGACTTCCTATTGAAGATAATTATGCGTTCTAGTTTTGAAGGGACAGAATTAGAACTTGCTTATAATGTTGTAAGCAAATTAACTAAAATGCACAGGAGGAATCTTGAAGATTGATTTAAATATGAGCGAACTAGGTGTGTCTATTCAAGCTATAGAACAAGTTACTATAAAAGGGAAAGATGCACCTCAGATTGCCAAATTACTAGAAACCCTTAAAGGGGCTTTTGATAAAGAATACGCTAAGCAACCACCTCCAAAAGAAGAAGGGTAATTAGATATGGCATCATGGAAGAAAATACTATCTACAAGCGATGATTCTAGTTATAAAAATAGTAATGTAACTATAACTGACTTAGGTGGAGGTAGTGGTACTACTACTTTTTTAAGAAAAGATGGTAATTTTGCTACACCTACTAATACTAACCAATTAACTACTTTTAAGATTAAAGCTAATTCAGGTTCATCAGAAACTATTGGTCAGGGAGAAACTATAACTTTTCAACAATCAGGAGCAACAACTGTATCACGAAGTGGCAATACGGTTACAATAAGTAGTACTGATAATAATACTCAAAGAGCAATAACTAGTTCACCTAGTGTGAGTACCTCTACAAGCATTTCTGCTAGTTGGGCAAATTCTCATACAAATGATGGCGAACTTCATATGCCTAATCCTAGTGGAGCAAGTGCAGGAGAATTTCTACGTTATGATGGTACTTGGCAAACTCCACCTGATACTAATACAAATACTACTTATAGTTTTAGTGCTTATGATAATAGCCCCGCAAGTGGTATAACCATAACTCCAAGTTCGGGTAGTGCAACAACAATTGAATTTGTAGATGGAGATTTATACTACGGTGTAAGTAGTAATGAAATAACTGCTAATATTAGTAGTAGTGCAATTTCAACTGGTAAGTTAGCAAATGATGCAGTTACTGCAAGTAAGATTGCTGATGGACAAATAACTCTTGCTCATATGGCTGATGATAGTATTAGATATGCACAAATAGACGCTAGTAATACAGGTTCCACAGGTCAAGTCTTAACTAAAAGCCCAACTACTCAAGGGTTTACTTGGCAAACTGTTGCTGCTGACACTAATACAACGTATAGTATAAGTGCTTCAGCAGGATTTGGACACGCTTCTATAAGTTTGATACCTTCATCAGGAAGCGCACAAAGCATTACTTTTGATGACGCTAATGGAGTATCTTGGGAAGCACCTAGTAGTCAGATAAGGGCAATTGTTCAGGGAAATAATATTAATTGGAGTACAGATTTAGCAGTAGCAAATGGAGGCACGGGTTCTTCAAGTGCGAGTGGTGCTAGAACTAACTTAGGATTAGGTTCATCAAGCAATGTAACATTTAATCAAATTGAAACTAATGATTCTTTAATTGTAAATGGTCAATCTACTTTTTATGACACTGTTAATTTTGCAGGAAGTGATATAGATGTTAGCAGTAGTCCTATCACAGGTTTATCTACTTTATATGTATTGTCTTATACTTGTCAAGTAAATGTATATACAGGTAAGTACTATACGACTAATGCTAGTTTAGGTGCTAATTATCCTTATTGGAATAGATATTTATCGTCAGTTCCAACAAGTGTAGGCTCAAGTAATAGCACTTATAATATGCCTATTCTTATACCAAAAGCAGGTAAGATAATAAAGTGGGGATTTAATGGTATGGGGAATAGTTCTTTAATAGGAAATTGTACTTGGTATTTAAGATATGGAACTTGTAGTAATGGAGCAGCAAATACAGGAACATTGGCAACTGTTGGAACTGATAAAACAGTAAATGTTGCTACTGCTAATAGACAATATGAATGGAAAAATTCAGGTTTAACTCATAGCGTAGCAGAAGATGGAGTGCTTGTTCCTTTGTGTTATGGTAGTTCTAGTAGTACAAAGTATCTAAGAGGCACTTTTTACGTTGTAATAGAATATACACCGACATAATAAAGGAGAAATTATGGCAGTTAAAAAATTTAGTGCAGTAAGAGAAAAAGCTTTAACAACAAAAAGCGATAATGAAATAAAAGAAAAGATAGAAGAGTTAGATGATTTAACATTGAATCACGACCCATCACCTGAACAAGCAATTATTATTAAGTTGATGACAAAGATGGATGAGACTGTTGATGAGATGAGCAATATATCTTTAACACCTGGAGCAAAAGGAGATAAGGGAGATAAGGGTGATACAGGCTCTGCGGGTGCAAAAGGGGACACAGGTTCTCAAGGTGCTACTGGTCCTCAAGGAGCGACTGGAGCGACAGGAGCAACAGGTTCTGCAGGTGCTGCGGGTTCAGATGCTAGTGTTAGTGGGATTACAAGCAAACTTACTATTGTTAAGGATATAGAAAAAGGTTCTCCACGAAAACAACAATGGACATTTGAAAAAGGTTTATTAAAGAAAGTTGACGATTTAAAGTAAGGAAATAATATGGCATCATATAAAAAGAAAACAGGTCAAACAGGTGATAATGCACCAACTGATTGGAAGCAAATTGTGGTTGAAGAAACTGTTAGTAAAACTATAAACGAAGTTTCTGCATTAACTTATACTCAATTAGAAGTCGAACTTGAACAACAAAAAGTATGGCAAAAAGAAGTTAATGATAAAGTAGCTAGTTTAGAGGCACAAATGCTAAAAGTTAAAAACATAGCTGATAAGTAGTGGATAGTAAAAAGAAAGATATTATAACTATACTAGTATGGATAATCCTATTTTTTTTATTATTTGTCCCTTTTGGATGTAGTGGTAATTGGATAGTTGGTAATTGGGAAATAAACCCTTCTGATTCTAGTTCGTCTTTAATAACGCTATACGACCAAGATAGTACTACGCATAAATTTAAACGCCCTATCGTATTAAATAATGATAATTGGTGTTACTATCACAATATGTGGGAAGTAGTGAGTAGAAGTGAATGAGAAGCCAAAAACAGCGAGGTCGTATAGAGGTTCAGTCGTTGATGATAACGCTGTTATCAGTATTAACCTTAAGTGGCTTCTTCAAATGTGCGTACTTATCGCTGGGCTTATTTATTCGTACTATGAAGTTATCAGCAGAATTGACAATCTTGAACGAAGAGTTTCAGAAGCTGATACCACAATTACAGACCTCGTTGATAAACACATAACGGAGGAGAATAATCGTTATAAACAGATGGAAAAGCAGTTACAATGGTATGAAAAAGAGTTAAATTTAAATCCACTATCGTGGCGAAAGAAAAAAAAGAAGTAAACAGTTAGGATGAAGTATGGAAGAATTTTTAGCATTATATTCAGAAGCAGGGATGATAGGCGTTGTCGGAGCAATGTTTATGTTTATGGTTTACTCTATGAACAAACGAGGTAACGAACAAGCTGAAGCCATTCAAGAATTAAAAATAGAAAACAAAGGTCAAAGTGAAAATCTAGAAAACATCGAAGGAATGGTTATTAAACTTATTAATAGGTGGAACAAATCTGATGATAAATTAGATAGAAAATTTGATGGATTAACAAAAGAAATTAACGATTTAGATAATCAAGTCTCAGAAATAAAAGGCAGTTTATCTAGAGTAAATGGAAAACACTAATGGAAACCGACATACGAAATAAAGATATACACGCACAAATAGTAAAGTTAGATGAAAGACAAAGAACAATATTTAATTCTTTAATAAGAATAGAAACACATTTAGAGAGAATAAATGGGCAAGTCTCTAAACACTCGAATAGTATAACTCAGATTAAAACTGTTGGGTCTATTGGTGTATTAATAATGCCTATAATAGTAACATTAATAATGAGGATATTATAATGGACATCAAAGCAATGCTAGTAGAATTAGCAAAAAAACAAGCTGAGAAGATGGAAGCAGAAGTAATGGGTCATGTTGATTCAGAAGAATTTGCTGAAGAACTTGCTCAGAAATTAAACGACAAGATAGATATTCCATTTGTTAAAGAAGAAAAAGAAGGAAAATTCTTTCTTGCTCTAGTTAGCATAGTTCAATCTTTAATAGGTGGGATGCTTAAAGCAAAAAAGTAATGCCAAAAACTTTTGCACAATATAATAGATACGAATCAGGTCTTAACTTTAAAAGTGATGACGAAGATATAGATAACGCATCTTTAGTAGAGTGCATTGGTTGGGACATTAATAATCCGGGAGAGGTAGCTACAGTTTCTACTACGATACTGAAAGATACTAAAAGTTATGAAGTTACTATAGCTACTGACTTTGATGATGGGAGCGATGTTTTAAGCAATGGACAAAGTTTTGTAGTTGCCCGCTCGGATTTTGATATAGGCGTTTCAAGTAGTAGTAATGAAAATGTTGCGACAGAAGCGTCTAATGGTAATACAATTGGTTTTTATGCTAACTCGCAGTATGTAGGAATTATTACTGATTTAGAAGGAAGCCCTTCAAATAGAACTAAATATTCACAAGATTTCTTTTTTGATATAGGTGATGAAGGTAAGCCTGTAATGTTTTGGCATGAAGGTGAGTTAAGAATATCTGATAGTACTCATCATAATAGTACAATGGCAAAATGGTTTGGCGTATTAAATAGAACTAGATTTACTAGTGCTAGGTCTTGGAACGTAATAACTAGTAGATGGATACAAGAAGATTTACATTTAAAACAACCTGAATTACCAAATAGTCAAAGTGGTAATGGTAATGGAATAGTTTATTTTGATGAAACGAATAGCATAGGTAAACTACCTCAAATAGCAGCAGGTATGCCTAATTTAATTATGACTCAAACAACTAATGCTGAAGATGGAACTTGGGAGTCTACTGAATATGAATTTGGCTTAACAAATGTTTACAAAGGTAATCAAGAAAGTAGTGTTACCTTAATGCAAATGAAGAAAAAAGCTGAGGATGGAAACACTTATAACGCAGTAGATAGTTATTTAGTTAATCCTAGACAATATTTTACAGGTGTTAATATATCTTTTAAAAATACTAGTGCCGCTGACTATCCATTAAGACAAACAGGTTGTAGAATTTATGTAAGAAAACATGGTAGTGGTAGAAGATGGAGATTGTTTTTAGATGTAGACTTTGTTAAAGGTGCTAAAAGAAATACTTTTGATAAAGTAGAAAGTGGTTGGAGTGAAAATACTTCAGGAGTTTATTATTTAACATCACAAATAGAACTTAAAAATCCATCTATAGAAACATACGAAGCATTAACAGGAACATTAAACGATGAAATATCTGTAGGTTTTAATAGTAAAAGTCAAGGTAGTCAAGGATGGGGGATTGCAATACCTGTAGGTCGTAGAGTTTTTTATCTTAGATGTAAGTATTATACAGAAGACCAAACGCTACCAACAAAATTATATGATAGAGTCTTTTATAGTAATGTAACAAAGCCTGATGTAGTACCAACAGGCAATTGGATAGACTTAGGAATTAATGATGGTGATGAATTTATAGGTGCTGAGACTTACGCAGGTAGGTTATGTTTATTTAAAAGAAATAAAATATATATATTAAACGTAGCTAATCCTAATCCTATGGGATGGGGTTTAGAGCAAGAAATAGATAATAATGGTATACCTGACTCAGCTAATGTTTTATTAACTAGATATGGTATAATATGGGCTAATAACTATGGTTGTTTTATGTATGGAGGACAAGCACCTGTAGAACTATCTCAAAGAATAGGTAGCGTTGAATGGAGAAATCATTTATCTAGAGGTTATAAAGTATTGCCAATAGGTTTTCAAGAAAAGACAAATCAATTATTTATTACTGAGTCAGGTGGTGTTCATCAAACTAATAAATGTAATGCTTGGGTTTACAACTTTGCAACTAATGGTTGGACAAAAAGAAATGATGAGTTTTTTTGTTTAAATAATGGCTTTACAAATAAGTTAAATGGAGATTTATTATTTCATAAAAGTGACGCTTCTAATAACAAATTAATAGGTTATGTAGTAAATGTTGTACTTGCTGAAGGCTCAGGAAATTCAGAGAGTAAAACACTTGAATTAAAAGAAGATACATTAGGCTCTCCGGGACTACAAAAAAGATTTTATAATGTTAAATTAGAAGTTAAGAATGAAGATAGTACTACATTAGCTGTATATGGAAATGGAAGTTTAATAGAACAAAAAAGTTTAGCATCAAATTCAGATTATGTAACTAAAGTATTTACTTGGAGTACTATTGCTGAAAGTGACAAAATGCAATTAAAAATTGTTTCTACAGGTCAAGGTGGAGTTACTATAGGAAATGTTCTTTTAGAGTATAGACCAAAAAGGTTACGAGTAACAACAGAGGGTAATTAAATGTTTGTACCTCCTGAAGATAAGAGCGTACTAGTTGAAAGTCGTAATAGAACTTTAAGCGAAGGTGAGGGTGCTTTTTTTGATGAAGGTGGAAGAATACGTCATAAAGTTAATTATAATGGGCAAACATACTCTAGTGAATTAACAACCGATGAAGACGTAACTCCTACTGATACATTACAACAATTTCAATTTACTGAAACTTCTATTGGTGGTGCTAATTTTAGTTTAGACTTAGGTGAAAATGCAGTTATAGTAAGAGATGGTAATGGAAATCAAAGAGCAATATTTGGTCAAATAACTTCAGTAGGATATGGTTTACAAGCAAAAGATTCATCAGGAAATGAATTAGTAGGCTTATATGGTACTACAAATAAAATATCTAATTGGACTATATCTCCTTCTGCATTTAGCAATACAAGTCAAGATGGTACAAAAACAATATCTTTAGAGTCAGGTTTATCAGATAATCAACCTAAAGTAAAAGTAGTTGATGGTTCTACTACTATATTAGAGTTAGGTGTAATAGGAAGTAATTTAAGTGGACTAAAAATTAATAACTCAGCAGGTACTAATGTTGTTACAATAGATGGAAGTGGGACAACACAAATAGCAGGTTGGGAGTTTACAAATCAAAAGTTTCAATCAGGTAGCACAGGTCAAACTAGAATAGAACTAGATTCTGATAAATCAAGAGTATCTGTAATAGATAGTAGTAATGTTACAAAAACTGCTATGGGTTACTTAGAAGGCTTACAAAAAAACAATTCAATAGGACATTTAATATCATCACCTTCTAGTAATTCAGGTGGTGCAGTTATAACTGTAGCATCTATTAGTAGTGCTGAACATGAAAATGCTTTTCCTGATAATAATGGATTAGCAGGATTACTTTATTGGGTATCAAAAAATAATGGTGGTCAAACAATTACTCAGCAAACAGCAGGTATACCAATTGTCCAAAATACATACAATACAATTACATTAGCGGCAGGCAGTAATAATTCATATGCAAGTGGGTATAACGATTCTTATACATTTGTAAACGCTGCTTATAATGCTTCAAATGGACTTATACAAAGTCGTTATTTTAAAATAGTATTTGGTAGTGATGATTATGGGTTTTGGGCAGTTCAAGGTGATAAGATGAGAATAGATGGAGATGTTACTTATGAATCAGGAGATTGGTTAATTGAATCAGATGGTGCAATAAAGTTCTTTAGTGGAGAAGGTAAAGAGATAATGAGGCTTGGTACTAAAACGGGCGAAAAAGGATTGTTTATAGGCTCTGATTTAGCTTCAGTAACTCCATTAGCACAATACACAGGTAGCAAAATATTAATTGGTGATGAATCTGCTCAATATATGAAATACACTACGTCAGGAGGTCTTGAAATTAATGGTGACATAACTGTTGCGGGTGATACTTCAAACTCTCACTATGAAACATTTCAACTAGGAGCAGTCGCTAATAATATTTCTTATTTACCTTCTAGTAAATATACTATTGTAAGTGGAACAGGAGGATTAAAACAAAAACAAACTGCTACAGGAATGGGATTTTGGGATGGTAATATAAATCAAACTGCCTATGGTATGCCTCCAAGTTTTTCAAGTGATGGTTGGGACACAGCTTGGTTTGTTACTGCCGAATTTAAAAGAACAGATGCTCCCGTTATGACTTGGGATATTAGATTAGACCAAATAGGTGTTTCATCGGATGATAATTTTCAAAGTAATTCTGACAATAGATTTGAAATGATTGGATGGAATAAACAAAAATCTAGTGCAAATTATTCAGGCAATGTTATTTATGGAGTGTATTTTAATCAAGATGATATTTATTGGTGGGGAAATGCTAACTCAGGAACTATTCAAAGTAACGTCCCTTCATCAGGAGATACTTGGAGAATAGTAATTCAATTAACACCAACAGGAGCAATAGGAAGGGCTTATAAAAATGGTGACTTTACTACTCCTTTTTCTAGCGTAACATTTACAAATGATTCTTCAGAGGCTACTTGTTATGTAGGTTCATTGCAAAGAAATGGATACGCACCTAAACTAAATCATCAACAATTAGCAATAGGTAATGTTTCTCCTAGTGTACCTACTAAAATAAGTGGTGGATTAATTACAACAGGTAAAATACAATCTACTGATACTAAGACGTTCTTTGATTTAGATAATGATGATTTAAGAGTTAATGATGGAAATAATGATAGAGTAGTTATAGGTAAACTTGCTAATAATAACTATGGTATGAGAGTTGCTTTTGAGGGTCAATCAGCGTCAGGTTCTCCTAGCTTAGACCAATTAGCATTTTCTACTGAATTTACATTACCTAAATATCAAATAATATATATGGATGGGAGAGAATTAAGACAAGCACAAAGTAGTCTTGTTAATACTCCTTATCCAACAGGCTATGCGTACGGTTCATCTATTCTTTATCAAGCAAATTTAACTGATAGTTCAAATACAAGTGGATATGTTGGAGATTTAGCATTAGTTAATCCTCCTAATAAATGGGATGGTAGTAATTCAAATAATAATAGTGCCTTGTTTGGAGAGATGAAAATTGCACATCCTTATTTTCACGATAGGTCTATAAAGTTTTTAAGATTTAATTGCTTAGCTTCAGCAGGTACAGGTGTTGTTTTTGGAGTTACTTCATTTTTAGTAGGGGGCAATGAATTTGTTTACAATCATTATACACAAAATACTAGTACTGATTTTACAGGTGATAATGGAAGTTGGAGTAATAATTATACAACAGGTTGGGGATTAGCACCTAATGATAATCATAATAGTAGTCAATTTAATATAAGTAGCAATCCATTTGTTAAGGGAAGTTCAGAAGCTTTAAGTAATATCGGTAGTAATACCTATAGTAACAATTGGTATTCCTTATCTGTTAGAATAGATGTTTCTTCTCTTACACATGGAAGTTTATATACTTGCATAGCAAATGTCGGGGGATATTCATTACCTAGTGGAAGTAGTTCAAGCAATTCTGTGGGTAGAATAATTATGCCAATGACAACTGCTCATGGTTATGAAATGACATCAAACACATTAAATTCATTTGGATAATTTTAGTTATGTATATAATATATAATTTTCATAAATTCAAGTTAAAACTTACAGGAGAGTTTAATGGATAAGCAGGGGCAAAAAGATTTATTAAATAAATTAAAAGATACATTAGCAACGCTTGAAAAACAACAAGAACAAGCTAAACAGACATGGGAAAGATGTCAAGGTGCTATAGAAGTTATTGAACAATTAGTAAGTGAGGAAGACAATGAGCAGAAGAGCTAGATTTAAAATCTCAAGAGATAAAAGAAGAGAAGAAACAAACTTAGGTAAAATGACCGCTGAAGCTGCTGAGTTTCAAGCAAAAGAAAAGAAGTGGTCAAAAGGCATGGGTATGCTTGGGGCATTACTTGCTCCTATGGCAGTAGCTACTACTGTGTTCTCAGGTGGAGCAGCAGCACCATTATGGGCAAGTATGTTAGCAGCAGGCGCGGGAGCCGCGGCGGGTGCAAAGTTGGGTGAAGAAGTAGCTGAAGCAGGAGAAAAAGGTGGAATCCAATTTGGTGAAGATAAATACTCAGGAGGTAGAGATAAGAAAGGTAGAGAATTTAGAAAAAACCTTACAAAAGGTAAGTTTACAAAAGATGAAGGATTAGCAATAAAAGATGCTTTAATAGATTCTGCTGATAGATTAGATAGTGGTATGCTTAAAGATGCCGCTGTCGCTTCTGCAATGATGGGAGTTAAAGGTCTTGGTGGTGTTAAGGGAATTAAAGAAGGAATAGCTGAAGGTGGCAAACTTACAACAAAGGCAGGCAGGTTAGAAGCTTTTGGTTTTGTAAACAAAGCAGGTGAAAAAACAGGCTTAGACTATGCCGCTAAAAGTTTTGCAGGTAGAACTAATAAGACATTAATGGATAGTGTTAAAGGTGCTTTTACATCAGGTAAAGAAGGATTGATGGAAGGTGTAACTAAATACAATCCGAGTGCAGAAGATTTAAATCAAATGTTAGGCACAGTAGGTGAAGAAGGTGTTGTAGGAGCAATGAAAGTTGCTAAAGCAAAAAACACAATTGGGAATATAGTACAAATGGGAACAAATATTTTTGAAGGTATTGTTAATCCAATGAAAAGCATGGGAGCAGTAACTAAAGCTTCTGATGTATTCCAACAAAATAGAGTTGATAAATATAAAGATGAAGATGGAATGTTAAGAGGTTATAATAGTTCCATGTCAGAAATGTTATAGGAGTATATAATGGCAGGTTTAATTCCAGATTTAGATGATTACACTAACACTACACCATCAGGAGGAGCAGGCTCAGGAGGTACTTCTACCGCAGGTCAAGGAACAGGTTATGGTACATCTGATTGGGAACCTGATTCTAATACATTAACTACATTAACTGCTGACCAAATTGCAGAAGGTTATGGCTTAGACCCTAATGAATATGCAGATTACTTTCAAAGCTTTGACGGATGGAAAGGCAATTTTGCACAAGAGCAATTTGATATAGATTCTGATAGCTTAGGTGCTAAAAAAGATTATGAAGTTGCAAGTTTACAAGGTCAAGCTGACACATTACAATTAGAATCGCAACAAGCAGGACAAACATTATCTGATACTTTATCTTCTAATATTATGCAATCTTCTGATGCTTATGCTGATACAATGGCTCAGATGGTAGACGCACAAGCTAGTAGTTTAATGGGTGGAGCAAGTACAAGAGCCGCTAGAACTATGGGTGCAAGAGCAAAAGAGAAAACTGACTTAGCAGGAAGTGGTGCTAATGTTAATTATGGTGCGACTACCGCTAGAATTGACCAAGCTTTAAATGACATAACTAGGCAAACTGATTATATTACAGACCAATATACTCGTGATGAAGCATCATTGGCACTAGATAGAGATTATACAATTAGAGGAGAAGTAGAACAATTTAAAAATGAAATATATGATACTTTAGGAATACTAGGTACTGAAGGTGCATTTGATGGAGAAGATAAAACTACAAGTGATTGGATAGATGAGATAACGTCAGGTACAAAATGGAGTAAAGGTGATTTTAATAGCGATGATTATGATGACGATTTCTTACAATGGTTTGCTCAAAATGAAAGTTCAATAGATAAAAGTTTATTCGATGATAGTGGCGAAGAAGTAAGAAGAGCATACAATGACTACAAAAGAGGTGCTGAAGCAGGTTCATCAACAAAGACATGGTGTTGCACAGCAGCTGAAGGAACAGGTCATTTAAGTAAATATCAAACTGCAAGGTTAGGAATGTGGCATAAACAACAAAGTCAAATATGGCAAGATGGTTATCATGTATGGGGAAAAATTATCGCAGACTATTTAGTATGGAGATTTGATTGGGCAGGTAGATGGACTAAGGCTTTCTATAGGGCTAAAGTACTTAAGAAACCGACAAAACAAAGCACAGGAGCGATTTTATTTATCGCACCGATGTCATACTTGATTGGGAGTTTAATTAGCGTTTATAAAAGGATTATGAGATGAGTAATAATAAATATTTAAGTATGATTCAAGGGCAACAATCAGGGCTAAGTATATCTGATTTAATAATGAAAGGCGTAGCTAACGAATTTGTTAAAAGTCTTTTTGATGATGATACTGTAACTGACCAACAAAAATTAGATATATCAATTGAAAAAAATCTAGAAAGTAGAGAGGCTAAAAATATTTCAGCTTCTAATAGTGCTAATACAAACTATATAAATGCTGCTGAAACATATCAACTTAGATATAAATCTGATATGCAAAATATTGCCGATGGTATATTAAAGAATACTACTGACTACAGAGATAAAGATGGTAATATTGATTATACAAAACAAATTGTTGATTTAAATAAGCAGTTAGATAACTATAGTAACAACTTTCTTAAGATGTTTGGAGATGATAAAGGAAACTTTGGAAATTATAATTATAGAGGGTTAAGTGAAGATGGAAAAGAAGAACTTTTTCAAGGTCAAGATGAGTTTAGTGGAGGAATAGCAAAAGGTATATATAATCAAATTAACAATCATGCAAAAGCAGAAAAAATAAAAGCTTCTTCTAGAAATAATTTAAATAATACATATCAAGATGTTAATAATGCTTTACAAAAGTTACCTGATGCAGAATTAGATTATAAAGGTTTAGGGAATAAAGGAAGCGTTTTAGATATTATAGACAAAATGGAAAAGAGTCTTGCAGAAAGTCAATCTGCAAATATAGCTATCCCTAGTGGTTTAGAAAGTAACTTTAAGAAAATACAAGAGCAGAGAGCGGCGTTAGAAAGAGCAAGCAAGTTTGATGTTAAGGATACAATAGGGCTTCAATTGAACCCTAAGCTAGGAACTTTACCTTTCTTACTAGAAGATGCTGAAGTTGAAAACTTAAAAGGACAAGAAAAGAAAGACTATGAAGCTTTAAAAGGAAGGTTGATGGTTGATGGGAAAGGCATAGCTATAAAAGATGTAGCTAATGAAGTAGATAAATTGATAAGAAATGGTGGCGTAGCACAAGTTAGACAAGCAAACTTTTTAATGGATAGATTGCTTCCGGGTGCAGACTTATCTAATAAGACTTTAATTTTAAAAAGACAAGAACAAGATGCAATTAAAAAACAAAAGCTAGGTATTATAAATGAAAATAGAAACTCTCAAGTTGTTTCTCAAAAATCTAATTCTGCCTTTATAGCGGGATTTTTAAACGAAGAAGCACAAATTACAGATGAAGGTATAATATTTAGTAGTAAGCAAAGAGTAAGTGATGCACAAAAGACTAGAGGTCTAGCTATAGAAGAGTCTTCCAATCCTGCAGTTGTTCAAGGAGTAAATAATTTAAAACATTTATTACAACCCTTAAATAAAAGAAGTACTACTAGTATTGATTTTAACGCTACAGATGAAGAAATGATAATGTTGAATAAAGCTGCTCCTGAAATGGCTAAAATGATAATGTTTGGATTAACAGATGACCAAGATATAAATAATACATTCTTAACAGATGGAAAAGTTAAGTATGGATTTAATTATCAAGGTGAAGCGAAAGGTGTTATAGACATAAACAACTTACAGGGAGACGATATAGAAGGCTTTACAAGGTTTATGATGGAAGATGTAGAATTAGCAGGTCAAAGAGGACTATCAAATACTTCTAATAATAAAGCTTTTTGGAATAGTTTATATCTAGGTAAAGGAAATGAAACATCAGGATTTAAAATGGAAGATAATCCATCTCTATCAGGTGTTGAAGGTAAAATATTTAGAGGTTTTAATGAAATGATGTCTTTGAAGTATGGTAATGTAAAAGGCATGAAAAACTATAACTCTCAATTATCACATGTACAAAAACAAATAGAAGAGGTAGAAAATGATACAAATAATTCCAATGTGGGAAAAAATAAAGTTGTTCAGCAAAGCGATAAAAGTTCTAAAGATGGCAAAAAAACTAAAAAAGAAGAAAAAGTAAATCCATTTGAAGATAAAACAAGAATAATACAATCACCTGCTCTATTAGAAGAAAAGGGTGATTTATCAGAAACAGGTTTAGAGTTAAAAAATATAATAGGCAAGTATGAAGATTTAAGAAGTGGCAATCCTCAGATAGTAACAATATTAGAATCTTTAGATAAGATAGAAGATATATCTAAAAACTCTTTAAGAGAAAAAGGATACCACGATAAAGGATTAAAAGAAGCTTTAGGTTCAGATGTTTCTTTAGGGATTACTGAAATAAAATCAGGTTTTAACGCTGAAATGGACATAGCTAGAAAAGTATATGAAAATGCTAAAGGTATGGGATTGACAGGATGGTATTCTAACATAGGTGATTCAGCAGACGCAGGTATGAGAATACTAAATGACTTAGAGAAAAATGGTGAGAAAAGTAAATACAATAATTCTAAGTTAAATACATTGTTAGGACAATATTTACAGACCAAAAAAGATACTAATGATGTTTTAAAACCTTTAGTAGAGTATACTAATAAAAGACAATTTATGAGGAAAAGTAATCCTGATAGTTTTAGACCAACTATGATGGGAGGTTCTAATATGTTGGGAACTTCTCAACTTATGATGAAGGGCGATGTACAAAGAAATGAAGCTTTAGGTGAAGATATGCAATACTTTATGACAGGTGGTCAAAGATTACAAGATGATAAAACAATTTTAACAGACCAATTAATGAAATTACGAAAAGACCCTAAAAATAATGTTGATGAAATTAGAGATACATTTGTTAAATTAAATCAAGAACGAACAGCCAAGCGTAAACAATTTGATTATCAAGCTAGTGAGTTAGATATGATTGAAGAAGACGCTTTAGCAGTTTTGGATGAAATAATGAATGAAACTACATTAGCAACCAATCCGTAAAGACTAATTTAAATGAGTCAATATAAGTATTCTATAGATGAGTTTGCGCAGTTTATCAGAGATGATTTTGACGACTACGATTTATCAGGATACGATAATTTACAACTAGTACAGGACTACTTTTCCAATAGACCTGAAGACCCCAATTTAGAATATATAGATGCTCCTGAAGATTTACTTTTTCCTACGGCAGTAGAAGAAGAAATTAAACAAATAGAGCAAGAGGAGATTGCACAACCTCAAGAAGATTCTCTATATAAAAAAGCAGATAATACAGTTAAGTCTCTAACTTACGAAAGAGCAAAACAGGCATATGAGATGCAAGGTGCAGACGCTGCTGCTGGATTTTGGAAACAATTAGGATTTAATATACAATCTAGTATGCGTTCAGTTCCGGGTGCAGTTGTAGGCATGGTAGGATGGGGAGCAAATGAACTAGGTTTAGATGACGATAGTAACATTTTAGAGAAAGCTGAAGAACTTAGAAAATGGGGACACGATTGGACACAAGAAACAATAGAGAATGATTTAGAGTTACAAGCTTTACAATTATGGAATGAAGATGAGCCTGTAACATTCTTTGGAGAAGATAAAAACTTCTACGATAAAGATGTATTTATAAGAGGTATGGCTAGTGCGTTACCTTCAATGGTTGAGATGACAGGAATGAGTCTTTTAGGTGGAGGAATATCAGGTCTAGGCTACGCATATAAAGGTATAAGAGCAGGTACAACTGCTATGAAAGCATTTAATAATGCTAGAAGATTTGGTAAGCTACAAAAGGGTATGAATATTGGGGGAGTAGTTACGGGTATAGGACTAGAAGGTAGTGAGACTTGGAACACTGCTATGGAGTATGGTAAAGAACAAGGTATGACTACTGAGGAAGCTGCTAGGACTGCAGGTGTAGCTACTATGATAGCTGCTCCAATAAAAGGTAGTCTAGAATACTTTGGATTTAGTCGTATGGCAGGTGCTATGGGATTAAATAAAGTTGGGGCTAGAGAATTAGATAGAATTATATCAGGTAAGTCAGTACAAAATGCTCTCATTAAGGGTGGTATAAAAGGATTAGAAAATTCAGTTACTGAAGGAATGACTGAGTGGGGTCAGTTTATGACTGATGCTATGGTTCAGCAAGGGTATAAAGAAGGCTTTGGCAACAATATGGAAGAGTATTTTAGTAATGCTAAGAAGGTTGTAGTTGAAGAAGGTTGGAGCGCAGGTGCTAGAGAAAGTATGTATGGAGGTTTCTTACTAGGTGGAGGTACAGGAGTAGTAGGAGGAGTAAGACAAGGATTTGGTGCATACACACCTGAAAAGTTTGCTAATGATTTAAAACAATTAGATGAAGCAGCTGACGCTAAGATACAAGAAGACCCTGAGAAGTTAGCATACTATGAAAATCTTCGTGAAGGTGGTTACTATAAATATTTAACTAAAGCTATTGAGGGCTTAGATGAAGAACAGAGAAAATCTTTTTTTGCTAAAGCTGAAGAAATATATGAGCCTAGAGGATTTGACGAAACTGACAATGAAGAAAAAGTATCTAAAGTACCTACACAAAAATTTGTACAAGATGTAGATAGTGAGAATGAAAATTTAAAAACATATGCTAGAGGTTTAATTAGAACTGAAGAACGTAGTCCCGTAGGCGATACTAGTAAACTACCTAAAGAACAAAAAGATTTATTTGATGCTTTAAAGAATATTGATGATGCTCCTATGGAGGAAAAAGCAGTATTGTTTATTAAACAAGGTGGGGATAAAGCATTACAGGCAGTTGCTTCATTAGAAAAAAATGAACAAGATGCTTTTAATATAGCAGTCTTAAAAGGTATAAAAAAGAAAGGTGGCTTATCAGCAGGTTATGATGTAGTAAAAGCTAATCCTTTGCAAAGAGCATTAACTGTAAAGAAGTTTGCAGAAAAAGGTGAACTAACAGAAAGCACAAAGACAGATGTTGGTGGTCAAGAGTCAGAATTAAAATTTGATTTAGATACTAAAGAATTAGAAGCTATATACTCAGGTCAAGATGTTACTGATGCTGAGATAATGCAAACCTTAGAAGAAGCTAATGTAGAACCTGAAAATATAGAAGCAGGGTTTACTGAAGATGAGATAGAACAAGCCCTAGCTGAAGCAGGCGAGAAACAAGTACAAGCACAAAAGGAACAGAAAGAAGAAACTAAAGCAGTAGATGAAGTAGATTTAAGTACATTACCTACTAATTTAGGAGGCTTATCTCAAGAGCAACAAGATGAAGCAGCAGCTTTATTTGAAAAGCAAACAAAAGACAAATCTAAAAAAGAAGTTAGGCAAGAAAAACTTGCAGAGATAGAAAAAGAGTTAAGTGTTGATGAGCAAGTACAAGAAAAAGAAATACCTATTGTTAATGATGAGAATATTGAAAAGCCACCTAGTGTTGAAGTAAGTAAGCTTGGTGTAAAGAAAATTAAAGGTGAGCCTAAAGAAGGTGTTGATAAATTAAAAACTAATGTTCAAAAAGTAATGGATGAAACTGAAGGAGTCACCTTAAAGAGTGGACATAAATCAGTTTGGTTTGGAGAGGTTGATTATTCTTACAAGGGAGCAAGTCACAAAGCAAAGAAGATGCCTGAATTAATGAAAAAACTTCAGGCTAGAGTAGAAAAATCATTAGGATTAGAAGAGGGTTATTACAACTCTGTTCTTATGAATACTTTACCTAAAGGCGCAGGTATAAATCCTCATTCAGATGCAGAAAGTATCTTCTTAGATAAAAATAAAGAGATAGGCTCTGTAGGTGTGCTATCATTAGGTGGTACTACTGTTATAGATATAATAGATAAAAAGACTAATAAGATTGTAGAGCAGATAGAAATTGGGGAAGGTGATATATATGAAATGCCTGCAGGTAAATTCCAAAATGCGTACTTACATGGAGTTGGTGCATCTAATGAAGACAGAGTTAGTCTTACATTTAGAAAGACTACTGCTAAGGCTCAACCAAAAGCACCTAAGAAAGAAGTAGTAAAGGAAAAAGAAGGTACTATAGGAGCAAATATATCTGAAGCATTATTTGGTGCTACTACAGGAACTCCTAAAAAAATTGATAAGAAAAAGACTGAAGAAGTAAATAAAAAAGAAGTAAGTTCTAAGAAGAAGATTGAAATAATCGAAGAAAAACCAAGTTTGCTCTCGGCTTCGACACCCCCTTCTACAAACCAAGACCAAAGTGCAGACCTCCAAGCATCGAAGTCGGGAGCAGTCCCCATTGTTCGGGACAAAACAAATAGAAAAGTAGTCTTGGATAATGGTGTAGAGATACAATATAACAATGACCAACAAACAGGCTATGATAAGCTTATGGATTGGGCATTAAATAGAGATGGTCATTTTGCATTGCAAGGGTACGCAGGTACAGGTAAGTCTACATTACTTAACGATGTAATAGAGGAAGTAAAAGCTAGGACAAATAAGCCTGTAATGATGCTTACTCCTACTCATAAAGCAAAGACTGTGTTAATAAGAATGGGTAACCCTGATGTTGATACTATTGCTTCTGCTTTTGGATTAAGACCTAAAGGATATAAGGGAGAATATGTACCTACCCTAGACCCTCAAACAGGAAAAATTGTAGTTCCTGAAAAGACTGCTGAAATTAAAGGTGGTTATATGATTATAGATGAGTCTTCTATGATTAATGATAATCTATTATCACAAGCTTTAGAAGTGTTAGAGGAATTACAGATTAAAGCAGTATTTGTAGGAGATGGTAAGCAATTAGCACCCGTTAAACAAAATCATTCTAGTGCGTTTAAACCAAACTTTTTTGCTAGTAGAAATACATCATATGCTTCACATGAATTAACTATGGTAGAAAGACAAGCTACTGATAATCCTTTGTTTGAAATATATACAGAGTTAAGAAATAAGATTGGTAGTTTGCAATGGGAAGGTAGTGTATCATTTGGCTTAGGTAAGCTAAGACAGATATTTGATAAAAAAGGTAAAGCTACTACTTGGTTTGCTAATAGAAATGATAGGAACGAAGGTTATGCAGTTACGCAACTTGAATCATCTTTTTTAGACCAAGCATTTAAATATTTTAGATTAGACGCTTATAAAAAAGACCCTAACAATACAATTATAACGACAGGTACACATAAAAGAGTAGCTTATTTTAATAATGAAATTAGAAAAAGACTTTATGAGAAACAGCACAACGAACAAATAGTTGTAGGTGAATTTTTAATGCCTAGTGATACAAGAGGTAATCAAAAATATGCTGATAATGGTTCTATTACTAGTGGAACTCCTATGGAAGTTCTTGCAATAGAAGAAAAAACAAAAAGTGTTAATGGTGTTGAGATAGCAATATTAGAAACAACTGTTAGAGATGGTATTGATGAAAATGGACAAGACATAGGGCTAAGAACAATACCAATTGTTAAAAATACTAAGCCTAGACAATATAAAAGTGCGTATTCTGAGCAACGAAGAGATTTAAATGATACAAATAAATATTATTTAAATGCTAATGAAGATTATGTAAAAGTAAGAAAACAATTAGAGCTAAACTATTATAAAGCACAAGATAGAGAAGAAAAGAGAAGAGCAAAAATGGCTCTAGATGAGTTTAATAAAAACTTTATATATCAAGGCATATATTTTTATGTTACTCCTAAAGGTCAAGCAGTTTTTCAAGATGATGATGTAACAATAGATTATGCTTATGCAGTTAATATACACAAGATACAAGGTTCTACTTATGAAAATGTATTTTATGATGAATTAGGAACTCATAATCATTTATTAGCAGGCTTATATAAAGAGAATCTAAGAAAATTTGTTGAATCAAATTATAATGGAAGAGGTGTAACAGATTTTGACAAAGCAGTAGTATATAACAATAGAGATAGAATGGCTTACACTGCCGTTACAAGACCTACAAAGAATTTATTTATTTTTAGACCTGCTAAGCTAGGAAGCTTTACATCAAATCCTATTCAGAAGAAAATTGATATGGCTGATATGCCTGACCAATTTGAGTATCAAAAAGATATAAGTAAAGACGTACCTCTAGTTTCTGAAAAGCCTATTGAGTTTAATCAGATATTAGAAAAGCTACAAAAAGACTTTCCTGAAATAAGTGTTCAGGGTTTAGAAAAAGTATTAGCTACAGATGGAAGAGAAGTTGTTGGTAGAGCGATGGGTATGTTAGCACAATGGTCTAAAAGTAAAGCAACTTTAGATACAGTACCTCACGAGTATGCTCATATTTACCTCAATATGTACCGAAATACTGCGATTGTTAAACAGGGCATAAGCAAGTTTGGTAATGAAGATTTAGCTGATTATATGGGCTTATATTATCAAGACAGGATGACAGGTTCTTTGGGAAAAAGATTCGGTATGTGGGCAAAGCAATTTTGGTTAAAGATTAAAAAGTTGCTAGGTGCAAAAATGTCTGAACAAGATGTTAAAGATTATTTAGCAGGTGCTTTCTTTTCAGGTAGAAAATTAGGTAGTCCTTCTGCTTATAAAAATAATAAGTGGGAATGGATGAATGATGAAGCACATAATGAACCTGAGTATCAAGATTTACAAGAAGAAGATATAGGTTTTAATCCTGCTGATAGGGCAACACTATCATTTTTTCAAAGAGAGATGAAAATAAGGATTACAAAAGATGACTATGGAGTTATACAAGAATTAGCAAGAAAAAATAATTCGTATGATTCTTTTTATGAGCAATTCAAAGCACTAATACAAGCTAAATATGACACTAAAGCTTTTGAGTTTACAGGTGGGCAAAAGAAAAACTTTGATAAATGGTTAAAACAAACATGGCATAAATCTGCTAGTAAAGTTCCTAATTGGAATGGTCAAAGAGGTCTTATAAATCTAGAAGCAGTCAGAACAAACGATGGTAAACACATTTCTTTTCAGGGAGATAGATACGCAGAAATAAATGGGGATGGTGAAAGAAGAACTCTTGTAGGTCAAAAATCTATACCTGATTATAAGATGAGTAGCTATACAGATAGAGATGGAGTTTTAACTGTAAGATTAAGAATGGGTGATATGGTTCAAGAAATAGATAGAACTGATATAGCACCTGACCAAAATATATGGTGGAAACCTGATGATTTTATAAAGTTTACTGCTGACGCTAATGATAAAATGAATTGGTCAATAAAAGACTTTAGTGATATGGGTTTAGTGTTTGTAGCATCTAAAGGTGGTGACCATTCGGCATTATTATTTACTGCAGTTCAGCCTAAGTATGCTAATATGACAAAGGAAGCTTTCATAGAGTATATGGAAAAAGAAGTGGCTGATGGAAATTTAACTATAGAAATGGCTAATGATTTTTATAAAACAAACTCTTCAGAAGAGATACCTTATGGTCAAATAGTAGCTAGACACGAGTGGTGGAAAAGTGTAAAGTATCCTCAATATCTAATGGGTACACATATTGGCTCACCTGCTGAAAAAGGTATGGGTGTACAAGACCATTATGATAGATTGAAAATAGATATGAACGATGGCTATCAAGTACGAGGCTTAGGTGAAAGTAGTATTATGACTGTTGTAGCAGGTAGTTCAAATCCTGATGGAACAATAACAGGTACTTATTTTGAAACTGAAAATGGTACACAAATACCTAGTGGCGAATTTGATGGAGCAATGTGGTCGTCAGGTAAATGGTTTAAAAAACTATCTCAATCTCTTGGTGAAGATAATTTAACTGTTATTAAAGGTATGGTTAGAAATAGAATAGATAATGGTGCTGATGTTGATTACTTAGGAGTAAAGAGCATACAATTAAGACCTTATAATGGGATGAAGTTATATGAAAATGGTGAACTGTTAGCAACTTATGAAGGTAGAAATACTAATGGCTATTGGGTAGATACTAAGACAGGTGAGAAGTTTGACCACTTATCTACAACCGATACTAGTAAAATGACTAATGGTAGGTTTGCAAAATTTAATCAAGTAGTCCCTCTATCAAAAGGGTATCAAAATATCATACTCAATCCAAGTCAAGAGAAGAATGGTGCTTTTCCTGTAACGCATGGTGAACTTGCAATGATGAAATCTTTATTATCAACACCTGTTGGTAAAAAGTTTTACAACGCTATACAAAAACACTATAAAGAAATAGGTGATAGTTATACTGAAGATTTATTTGACTTTATTAAAAACCCAAGAAAATTAGCAACAGAATTATTTAAGCATATAGATGAAAATGATATAATGCCTGAGTTACAAAAATTTGTAGAAATTGTAGGCGAAGAAGGTATAGGTCTAATACATCCTTCTATATTTAAACTATGGAAAGATTCTATAACAAATAAATATATTAAAGATGGTTTGTTTAAGTTAAGAACTAGAGATAAAAACAAAGGTGCTAACTTATTTTATAAACCTTTTTATGCACCTGCTATGGGTAAAGATTTTGGTGAATTAAGAGAAGGAGATTTTGTAGTAAGTGCAGAGTCTAAATCAGCAGTTAAATTAGTTCAGGAAAAATATCAGGAAGCTACAGGTGAAGTATTAAATACACCTAAAAACATCTTTGAAGGTCACGCAACTTATTGGAAAAAACTTAATGATTGGTTGCTAGAAACAGACGAAAGTGGCAACTACATCAATAATGTACCTGTTCTATTATCTAGACAACCTGTTGCTAAAATAACAGGCGTTGTAATGAGAAATATTAGAGGTCTTGCTATGGGTGGACATGGTAAAACTATGATGTTATCAAAAGATGATGTATTAAAAGTTTTTGATGGAGATTGGGATGGTGACAAAGGTATTGTTCAAATAATAAACAACCAAGAAGTTGTAGATGCTTATATGAACTTTCAACAAAGTCCTCAATTTAAAAAATTAGATAGAGTTGTAAACTTAGATTATTTTGGTAAACGATTAAGAGGTACATCGCTTTCTAAAGGTGAGGACATTACAAAAACAATTAATAATATTAACGCAGGTATGCGTCAAATAGGTATGATGACTAATGGTAGAAACGCAATGTTTTCTATGCACATGAAAGATTTAAGTGTAAGTGTAGGTAATTTTACACATACAATAATAGACCCTTCTGAATCTGTAGTAATGGATTATATTAATATGAACATTACAGAAGAAAATAGAGAAGAAATATTTGAAGAAATATATAGCAGAAGTGGTGATAGTATAGTATATACTACTAAAAGTAAAGAAACTCCAATTGAAATAAAAGATTTTGAGGACTTAAGAAGTGCAATGCTTAATGATAGTGCAGTATTTCATTTAAAGACTACAAAATCTAATGAGTTAGCAGTTGTATTGCAAATGGCAGTAGATGACTCTAAATATGGTTTACTAGGTAGTTTTAAAAAAGATTATCACGCTCAAGATGTAGAAGCTGAAAGCAATAATAGAAAATTTGATAATTCGTTTATTACAGGATTAATGTTTACTGACTATAGTAAGACAGGCTATCAAGAGCAAATATATTTAAATTCGATAAAATCACAATTTAACTTTAGTAGATATAGACAGGGTTATGATGACAATCAAAATCAAATGAAATTAGAAGGCTTGATGGATATATCTAATAAATTAAATGCTTTTATGGATGATAACTATCATCACGATATACAAAGAGAAGCTTTAAATAAAGTATATCAAAGGGCTAAAATACCTATGACTCCTGATGGTAAGCTTAGGATACTACCTTCTGATACAGAAATGAGAAAGAAAGTACAAAAAATACATAAGCAATTAGGAGTAAACACAAGGGATTATGGAGTTGATTTTGATTTTACTAACACTACTCCACAAGAAGATTTAATGATGAGTTTAGGTCAAAAATATGAAAAAATGCTAAAATCTGACAGTCTTCTAGATTTAAAAGTTGCATCAATACAACATCTAAATCCTTTTCAATATAATGCTAATGATATGAGGTTAGCAGCTGATGTGACAAGATATAATATAAATAAAAATGTAAAGTCAAAGCTAGAATCTAAATTTGAAGGTGAAGAAACATTACTAGACAGACAAAAGGGTGTTAAGTTTGCTGAAGATTTCTCTGCTGATTTTTATGGTATATTTGAAGATAGAGAAGATGTAAATGTTGATTTCAATGAAGAGGTAGAAGAGTTAAAAGATAAGTGGGTTCCTGTATGGGAAAGCCTAACTCCTAGACAACAAACTATGTCTACTATTAAAATGTTACAAGGTACTAAAGACACATTTAAAGGTAAGCTTAACAATAAACAGGCTTTTAGAATGAGTTTCTTTCCATTAGATGTTGTTCATGGTGAGACATTAAAATTATATTTACGAGATTGGACAAATATATTAACTAGTCCTGCTTTAAAAGATTTAAATAAAAAAGATTTTAGAACGATGAAGACACTACAAGACGATGGTGGTTACAATTTAAACATGGATACAAGTAAATTAAGTAAAGACTTATTGGAGAAAAAGTGTGGCTAAAGCGTGTGAAAGAGAATTAAAATCAGTAGATAGAGAATACGATGCTCATAAATTTATGTATGAGATGGAAGTAGACGATGCTCTGTATAATCTTATAGGTAATCCTATAAAAACAAATAAGAATTTTAATGAACATAAAAAACTTTATGACGGAATGCGTGACTATTTTATGGAAAGTGGTAATCTTAGTGATTACACACACGATGCTTGGTTAATGAAAGAACAATGGCAAGACCATTGGGATACAAAATTTATAGATTCGTTTACTAATATAAGTGTACCTCTGTTGTCTAAACAAAGACTTAAATCTATGTTTACAGATTTTAATAAAATTAAAAAGCAAAGAGATAAGGCTATCAAGAAAGCAGATAAAAAAGATGGAATGTCGAGTATTTCTAGAGGATTATTACCTCCTAGTATATTGGCAATGAAATATGACAGATATGGATTTGTATCTAAAATAGTAAGAGGTACTAAGAATTTATCTGATAAGGTTAAACAATCTTGGAATACTTTTGATAGTAAAGTAGCCGAATCATTAAATGATTACAGACTTGGTATAGACGATATTTATGAAAGTGTAGATGAAACTAAAATACTAGATGGTATACACGAGTTAATAGACTCAGAGGGTAAGACATATAGCATTACTAAAGTAACAAAAGACGATATTACAGGTATTAAGACTTATTCAATTAGATATAATGATGACGAAAGAACAATCAAAAGAAACTCTAATAGCGAATGGGCTAGAGAGAATATGAGTGATGAAAAATTTAAAGAACAGTTAATCTTAAAATATAGAGATGATTTAGTAAATGACATACTTCATGGTCAAACTAGAAAAATAACTTGGGGCAGCAAATCAGCTGCTAAAAATAATAAGTCTCATAGAATGACTTTAGATGAGGCTGAATATAGAAGAGAAATAAGAAATAAACATATAGATGAAGCTTTAGAAAAAGAAGAAGATATTAATGTGTCTCAAAAGAGTGATAAGATACACGCACAAGATATTAATATATTAGACGAAGAAGGCAATCCTGTATTTTCAGGTAGGTTTGAATTTGTAATGGTAAAGAATGGTGAAGCTACTGCTGTATCTAGTGTTCAAGGTGAAGAGTATAGTGGCTACATACTAAGTGTTATTGTAGATGGACAGACTATTTACGAAGGTGATGCTAGATATGACCACGCAGTTAAGATGATGCAAGAACATAATAGTGGATGGCATAAGAGTAATGAAGAATATATATACAATGGTTATCAAAATAAACCAACACACGCAGAAATGGAAAAGCTTGGATTGGTAGATAAAAAAGGTTTTATAAATAAAAAGAAGTATATGGCTAATGCTGATTTAAAGCATAAGATGAAAACATATTATAAAACAGGTAGCCACGCTAGTTATAAAAAATGGACTAATTTTGAAAAGCTACCAACAGAACAACAACCTGATGAAGCAATGTTAAGTGCTAGAGTTGGTAAAAAATCAATACATGGTTTAGTAGCTGATTATAGAAATGTATATAAAGATGTTTCTAAAGACATATCTAATTTTGCAAATAAGAACGAAAAAAGACGAAATATGATAGAGATGAGAATGATGAATGAGTTAAGGAAAAAAGGTTATTCTGAAGAAGATGCAAGATATTGGATTGATACAAATATATTTGCTTGGGCAGGTATGGCTACTATGGGTAAAGTTGTAAAAGATAACAATGGTAACACCTTAGCGATAAAAACTCCTGATGGTTATTTTCAAACTAGGCAACAAAACTTTGCTCCTGTTCAATATAGTAAGCAAGAATACAATCTAATGTTAGCTGAAGTTATTAGAAACACTCAATTACAAATAGAGCAATTAAGAGAAAATGGTGAAGACACAAAAGATTTAGAAAAAGATTTAGAAGGTTATAAAACTGCTTTTAATTTAGATGCTCAACAAGACTTACCTGCTGAAGTTAGAGATAGTGCATCATCAGTACATTTAGAAACAAGGAAAACTTGGACAAATTCTAATAGAAGAAAAAGAAATGCTCAAGTTCATATAGATTATTTAGATAAGACATATAGAAATCTACATAGGAATGAACTAGTTATTGATTTAATGGAGCAGATGATAAATCTTCTTAAAACAGAGAAGCAAATACCGAAGGGAAGTATGGATTATATGGTCAACAGAGTAAAGTTGGCTTTTGGAAGAGATGATGTAAATACTAATATATTCGGAATAGAAACAAATAACACAAAAATTGCTAATGCTTTTAATAAAATGCCTAAGTGGATGCGTCTTGGAAGAGAATGGGATTCATCTGTTGCTGAAAAAATGTGGCTAACTTTAAATGGTGTGCTTACTATGAAGTTTTTAGGAGCAGGCGGTGCGGTAGCTAACCGAACACAATCCATAAATAATATTATAAGTTATGGTTTTAAAAATTGGCTTGATGCAAGAAAAGTAATGAATCAAGATAAAGACAAGTGGGATAGAATTATAGCTAACACAGGTGTAGAAAACTTACTATCTATGTTTAATGATATAATGTTACAAGGTGGAGATGTAGAATGGTATGACGCAGGGTTCTTACCTTATAGTGACAAGCTAATGAAAAGCATATCAGGATTTGATGTGCCTATACCAACAAAGCCATTTCTTGATTGGGCTAGGATAAGAAAAGCGGGTAAAGATAAATTTATACAGAACACTAGCGATAATAATGTTATTGGTATGGATATCGATGCAGTGCTTTTGCGAATAATGAATAGAAACTTACAGAAAGACAATCAAAGAGATGTCGAGTTTGCTAGACTACTTTTAAGCGTATTACAAAATTATGATAAAGGGAAGGGATTAAAATTCTCAGACCTACCTAAAGAATTACAAAATGATTTAGGTGAAAAAAGAAGAGTGTATTGGGATTTAATGGAAATGGATAAAGAGGGGAATACTAGAGAAGCTATAGAAAAACTAATGCAAAATCTACTTGGGGATGTTGATGACAATCTTCTAAAGAAAATGGTAACATTTAAATTAGCATATTGGAAGAAAGGTTTAGGAGAAGAATTATTTACCTTTACAGAAGGTGAACAAGCAATGAGAAGAGAAACTGTTGTACAAGCATTATTGGTTGCCGATTCAAATGGTTTACTAGGCTCAGGAAAAGATAGATTTATGTCTCCCGCAGCAGTTAAGATTGGTCGTGACGCTGTGTATCAAATGATGTTCGGTATGTCACCTGTGTACTTAGGTGAATCATTTTCAGGACTAGGTCGTGGAGTGATGCAATATAAGAGTTATCCTTTATTTCAATATATAAAAGACCAAAATACTGTTGAGAATTATTGGAATGGTGGTGGAGTAGCTGAAAACTTAGGAAGATTATTACAAGCAGGTAAAGTAATGGCAACTACACCTGATAGTAGAATTAACGATAAAGACTTAGACCAAGATGCTATAGCTATGATAAGAATGTTAATGACTAGAAGCATGGCAAGTGTTTTATCTACGGCAGCACATTTAAATCCTATGATGAGTGGTGCATTAAGAACTCTTGGAGTAGGACAATTATTAAGGTCTGCTGAAAATCCTTTATTTGGGTTAATGTCTAGAACATTAGTATGGGGAGTTATGTTTGGTATGGGATGGGGTGATGTAGAAGATGAAGAAAAGATGGGAGACGAAGCTTTAAACAAATGGATGTATTTATTTACTCCTACTATACTAGGATACTTTGCAAGAATGGGATACGATGGGATTCATTCTATAAATAATGCTGAGGGAATATTTGGTATCTTCGATTAAGGGGGATTTTATCCCCCCCCCCTTAATCTTTTTCAATTAATCGTTCTACATAAGTTATAATAGCGTCTATCATCTTTTTAAGACTTTCTAGTTCTTGTCTTATTTCTCGTATTTCGTCTTTATACATTAGTAATGCCTATTTAATACAATACCAATTGACCTCTTAAATGCTCCAATTTCTAATGTTAGGCTTCTTGCTTCTGCCCAAGTCATTGCAAAGAACAATGGAAATAAGTGTAATTGGATGTTTCTCTGTTGCAAATCGTTTTTCTCTATTTTTATATGGCTATAACCTACTAATACATCACCTATTTGTCTTATTGTTTCTACTTTGTAACTTGATGTTTCACTCATCTCTACCTCTCAAACCATAATATGCAATTAATATAGCATCAGCAGTTTTTAAAGTAGCTTTGTAAGGTAATTCATTACTATCTAGTATACCTTGTGCTAAACTTTTCAAGTGATTTTTTCTTTTACTTTTTTCTTTTGGCATTTTACCATAAAAAGACATCCATTTATGTGGGACAACTTTAGTAAATGGTATACCATGAGCAGTCAATAAACCTTCCCATTGACCTGCATTGTGACCAAATTTAAACGCACTGCTTCTTCCATCTGATGGAAATGCGTGTACATTTTCTATTAAAGCCTCACATTGACCATAGTCTTTACACATTGAAACTATATGATTAACTGTGTCTAGGTCTTTCCACGGATTAATTGTGTTTAAAACCAAGCCTAAGTCTTGATGGTCTACAAATGCTACGACTCCTCCACTTTTACCGGGGTCTATTCCCATTAGTAGTTTTGTCATTTAACCTCCTTTTGTATTCTTTTCTAAGTGCATCGATTAACTTTTTTAACTTATAAACAGATTGTTCTTCTAATGATTCCCAACCGATTATCTGTCGTTTAATTTCGAGAGTACGCTCTAACCCAATACCTGCTTCATCGAAGTGGTACTGAGAAAGAGCATACAACTCTATCCAATAATACGGGTCAGCCTTTATACGCTTCTTCAACGCTTTCGTAGAATTTACATCTATCACCGTTGAAACCCATAGCGTATCTGCCAACTTGACCGTATCGTGATTTAGCAGCGATTACTTCGCTTTCATACCTATCATAGGCTGAATCATCAAAATTATAGCCATACCAAACAAACAATGCAGTTTCAGCAGTTTGCTCAATAACGCCTGATTCTGAATAGTCACTCATTCTAGGCAAGGGGTCTGCTCGCATTTCTATTGCACGATTTAACTGACTTAACAGAAAAGCCGAACAATTGTTACGCTTACAAGCCCATTTGTACTCTTGCATAATGGTTTCTATTTCAAAACGCCTACCTTCATTTTTATTGTTATCAACTGAAATCAATTGTACATAATCATCAAATACTACATCAGGTTTCATTTTGTTTACTTCTCGAATAGACTCACTTAAAGTTCGTATATCGTCATACATTATAAGATTCTTGTATTTCTCCTTGATTGACTCTGCTGAGTTTTTAATCTTCTCAACACTACCATTCATTTCTTCTTTCTTAAGTCGTAAATCGTGGTATTTAAGGCTATCAGATTCCATAACAATAATCTTCTTCATCATTTCTACATTAGACATCTCACGATTAAATAAACATACTTTGTATCCGTTCTCAATCAAACTTCTAACTGCATTAATCATAAGTGTAGTCTTACCATGTCCTGGTCTACCACCTAGCACTGTTATCTCTTTACGAGTCATGCCACCTGCAGGTTCATCCAACTGTTTAAGACCAAATCTAATTACATTAGTACCTTCTTCAATAGCTTGTAAAGTTTCTTCGACAATATCATCTACTTCACGCTTTTTAGTTGGTGATAATAATTGTAATTCTGAGATTAATTGTGTGTGTTTATCTAATTGTAGGTTTACTTTTTCATATTCTTCATAGGACATTTTGTATACATTATAAGCAGACTTTGCGATGTTTCTTTGTATATACTTTTCCCATACCATTCTTGCATAATGTTCTACATTAGCAGTTGTTGGTACTCCGTCTACAAGACCTGATATATAATAAGTTTCACCTTTATTCTCTTTTGACATATCTTTATACTGTTCGCTTACTGTTATCATATCAATCGGCTTATGACCTCTATATAGTTCAACACACGCATCCCATATATCTTGATGTATTGTAGAATAAAACGCATCTGTTTTGCGTATCCATCCTGCAACTTTTTCTATAATAGGATTACCTTGAGCGATAACACTACCAAGAACAGCCATCTCTGCTTCATTGGAATGTGGTTGTACTCTTAAGACGTCATTATTTTTTTCTATCTTTTTCATTAGAATAATGTCCCTTGTTGAGTTGGTTGATAATTAGTTATTACTAGTTCGTTATAGACTTTACTTGGGTCAAAGTGTCTACCTCCATATTTCGTTTGTACCTTACAAGTTTCAAACTCCTTCAATAGTTCAGAAACTTCATTTCTATCGTCATACGAAACCATGAATTTACCACCACTATCATCAATAATCCTTAAAACTTCTAACATATCGTAATGGTCTTTTTTTGTAAAACTATGAAAATAGTAATCGTGCCTCTCTGTAGCTGCTACATAAGGAGGGTCTAAGTACCAACAATCTCCCTGTTTAGGAGGATACTTATCAATCATCTCTCTATAATCTAAGTTTTCAATCATTACATCGTCAAAATACTCTCTTGAATAATTAATATCGTGGATAAACTCTCTAGTCCATTCTTGATACTTACTTATTGGTTGCATAAAGTTATTATTAAATGCGTTTTTAATGATATAAAAGTATTCAGCTGCTCGTTTAGGATTAGGAATATCTATATCTTTACTACCTTTAATTATTGCTTTATGTTTATTGTATATTTCTCTACTTTTTACTAACCATTCTACATTCCATTTAAACTCATCATACTCTGTCCTTATTGATTCATACAAGTTTACTATGTCCGAGTCTTTATCGTTTATTATGTTATACTTTGCCTTTCTCTTTCTAAAGAACATAGACAAGCCACCTGCAAACACTTCGATATACCTTTCATGAGGAGGAAGCATACTAACTAGTTGCCTAGATAGTTTTACTTTACCTCCCCAATAAGGTATGATGACAGGACAATCTGTCTGAACCGCCATTAAGCACGAGCCATTCTACGAATAAGAGGATATACTTTCTTCTCTAGCTTATTTGTTGATTCGTGTCTTCTGTTAAGAGCGTGTGAAGTAACCCATGTAAAAGCATTTAACAAATCCCAATAGTTTTCTATACTCTCTCTTTGAATATATCTAACAAATGGTTCTACTGCTTGTTGTGGTAACTCTTTAATTACTTTAGCAATGTCACTCTTCTTAGACTTAGTTTCTACTAATCGACTAAACTCATCTACAAACACAGTTTCTATATTATTAACAGTTCCACTAATCATATCACCTATGTCTAGTAAATTAGTATTGTATATAGAATGTCTGTTTCGTTTTGCGTCTAAAATAGTACCAATAGTTAATCCATTTGCACACAATAATCTATATGCCCCCGCTAGAAAAGACAATTCCCAACTACCATCGTAACTATTTTGTATAGTTATTTCAGGATTTAGAATATCTTCTTTACTAACTTTAACTTTTATACCCGGATAATACCATGTCCATTTAGTCCTAGCATTATTACCACCAAACATCTGTGCTTCTTTAAATACTGCTTTAGACTTATTCATTATTGGTTCTACTTGTGTCATTACTTCTTGATTACTTACTAGCTTATAATTATCTGACATACAACTAATTACATTACCTGTATTTTCATTTAATATAAACTTATACCCTGTTCTTTTATCATCGCTATGAGGTAACTTGCTAGTTAATTTAGCAGGTGTCTCTATAACGGGATACAATGTCTCACTTAAGGACACGCTTTTTTGGGGATTTGCCATGTAAACCTCTTTCGTTATTTAATTGTTTATTAAAATTGGCTTTTCTATTTCTAATAATGCTACTAAGAAACTTAAAACCCTTGCCTTCTTTGAAATGATTACCTTTTCTGAATACTCTAATTCCATACCTAATGTGTTCTTCTTCTATATTTTGAATACCATATAAGAAATAATAATATGCTTCAGGCGACTTATCGCTAGGTACATTGTTATATACTTCTCTCATTACTTGTTTAACTGCAACTGTTGTTTGCTTAGAGTACGATGCTACCATCTTCATTATCTTAGCATTTATATTAGCGGGCTTAGTAAAGTCATAACCACAGCAAGGGCATTTAAGTTTTACCCCCATTCCATTTCTAGTCATTCTTTACCATCAAGTACGTCTTGTGCTACACTTTCTATCATACCATAATTATCACGAAGCATTGCTAATTCTTTACACATATGCAAACCTTCTCTTAATCGAGTTATTTCTTTTTCCATTTGCTCTATTGCTTCTAAAGTATCTTTCTCACCTTCTTGGTATGCTTGTTCGTCTTTTTGTCTTTTTGTACTATATTTATTTATTGTTCTGTTTTTCTTTAATGGATATGGCATTATTTAGACTCCTTACCTAAGTATGTAGTTATACTTTTATCTACAATAAGATTCAATTGCTTGTATTCTTCTTTATCTTTGTTTTCTCTCATTATTTTATGTGCTTCAATAAATCCTTTAGCCATTTCAATATCGCCAACTTCCTCTATTAAAGCGTCTTCATCTTTTATTTCACAAAGATAATGTATATAAGACATACTACCCATTTTTAACTCCATTTTTTCCTCCAATCCATTCTCTTGCTAAACTCATTAGTAATGCAAATCCAAACAATGCAATTACCCATATAGCAGCAGCTACACTAAGAACAAGACAATTAACTGCCCATTCCCATACATTAAGTATTATCATTTAACTTCTCCTCTATTCTTTTTAATCTTGCTATTACACTCCACCATAAAACAATCATAAATACCCACATTACTTCATAAAATGGGAAATATTGTTCTTCAATGAACGTCTGAATCCATTCCATTATCTTCTCCTTCAGGCAACTTACCTAGTTTTATTATTTTAACTTCTGTAGCCCAAGCCCAAACGCTTTTCCCTATTAGCATTTTGGCGTATTCTATGTCCATACCATCTCTAGTATTAAATATTTGGACTTGAGCGTTAGTTTCGTTATTAAGTAGTATGCCTGTGCAACTATTTGTTTCAAATACCGTACCTACAGGCAAAGAACCTAAAAAATACTTACCTTTACCTGCTTTGTAACCAACTTTCTTAGTCGCACTCGTTACAATTTTCTTCAGGTAATCCTTTGTATTCAACTTTACAGTTTTCATTAGCCACTCCTTTATTATCTTGATACTTATCTCTTATTTTTTGCAAGTCATGAGCAAGTATTTTAAGTTTACTAACTTGGTTCTTTATAAATGGTGTTCCCCAACCTTTATCTGCTGAGACATCCATTCGTGTTGCTACTTCTTCTACACAATTAACAATATCGTTTAGCTCATTTTCTGTTAACGCTAAACCTATCTTTTCATCTTGTTTTACTAATTTCATTTTCTCCATTCTCCTGTAGGGTTTAATTCATCTAATATGCTTGAATTTACTGATTTTTTACGCAATGAGTATTTTGCGTACTTTGTACCATATTTATTTGTTATCAGTTCTTTTTCAATAAACATATCATCATCGTGCCTTAAGTCATGTATTATAGCTGCTAATCTAAAGCAACCATATTTTTCTAGTGCATCAATCGGAGTAATTGGAAGACCTGATTCAAGATGTTTTTTAACTTTACTTCTCTGAGTTTCTCTTTTCATCTCTTATCTCCATTAATTCTAATAATGTTGCAGACAAATAAACACTAAGGTCTAATACTTCTTCAATTGCTTCTTTAAGATTGTCTCTACCACCTTCACCTTTAATAGGTATAGTCCCTTTGTATTTTTTTTGTCCAATTTCCATTCTTTTATTAATCATACTTAATACTTTTGTATTTGTGTCCATATAGTTGTCCTTTTGTCCTTTTAGAAAATATATCTAATCGTATTCCACGGTATCACATCATTGTGTTGCTCTTTAAAATCATTAATCATATCCCTTTTCAAGTACCATCTGTATCTTATATTGTCACCACCATATTGTGACTGCTTTTGTTCTTGTATCTCAGGATTCCATAGTAACGATTCGTCACCGATATTATTTCCTATATTGTATTTATGTTTCTTAACATTGTGTGTTAGAAATATTACTTCTGACAACACCTGTTCTTTATTTTTTACATTCTCTTCTACCATTCTAAATAGCTTTCTATATTCATCTAGCCAATTATCAAAGTATACAACAGGAGAGAAGTTTAAGTGTACATCATACCCTGCTTCTACAAATGTATCTACTGCTCTAATTCTATCTATAATATAAGATGTATTAGGCTCTAGAACATCAGAGAGTACTTGTGGCATTAAACTAAATCTAATTCGTATTTTCTGTTCAGGATTGTATTTCAAGAATTGTCTAGGTATTATCTTTGTAGCAAATGTACCCATAGCTATTGGATGTTCTCTAAAGAACTCAAAGATATTTACCCAATCATAGTATTTACTATGTAATGCAAAGTCTTCATTACACGCAATGTCGTATGTGATATACTTTGGATGCGTTTGGTTTGGCTTTTTTACATTAGCAAAAAGCGAGTGTCTATTTATTTCATCAAGTATTTCATTAACATTAGTTGCGTAATCAAGACCGACAGGCTTATGTCTCTTCATGTAACAATATGTACACTCTAGTAAACAACCAAAGCCAAAAGAAGGTGATATAAAGTCACTGCTTCTTCCTGAAGGTCTTATCTTCATTGATTTTCTTTTTATAGGTCTTATCATGTATATTCCTCTATACAAAAAAGCCTAGCAATAGGCAAGTGATTAATTGAACGATGCGGAGTCCAAAGGTTACCATAGTTACTAGGCTTTATTGTTAGTTAGTGTGGGTTATTTCAGTCGAATACCTTATACCCATAGTTTATTTAACTCAGACACACTAATTGTTTCAGATTTAGAAAGGTACGTCTCCACCTTCTAGTTCATCATTAGACAACTTTTGTCCTGTATTCCACGGGTAAGCAGCGAACACACGCATTGTAGTTTTCTTCTCGCCTTCTTTATTTGTGAACTCTTGTTCATCAATTTTAGCAAGACAAGGAAAACCTAATACGTCTTCTTCTTCTACTTGACCTAACTGACAATTACCATTGTCATCTGTTGGAAAAGAAACACCTAAGTTCTCAAAGAACTCTTTGTATTTACGATTCTTCCAACCTTCACCATCTTGTGGATTAGGAGTTAGCCATACACCTGCTGAACGTATTTCTTTACCGATAAGGTGTGAACCTTTACGAGTAACTGCTTTACCTTCATCATCTAGTGTTGGTTGATAAGTGCCATCAATATTAGCATAGACAGGAACTTCCATATCTGCTACTTTATCTGCAATCTTAAAAGTCATATTAAAAACAACGCTATTGTTGATTTCTCTAGACTCAAAAGCTATTACATGAGCAGGATATGTACCTGCTACAATTGGTTGATAGGCATCTGTACTTTCATTAAAAGTAGTATTTTCTAATGTTTTCATAGTTTACTTTTCCTTATTGTTACGTTGTGTTGCGTATTTATCTAGTAACGCATTGAAATCAGTTCTGAAATCAACCATCTTTTTAGAATACTCAGAACCATTAACACCTTGAAAGTATAATTGAGGTGATACCCAATTACCATCCTTAGTCTTAATATATTTCTTAGTATTGCGTCTTCCTTTGCTTATTAAACCCTCTTCTTGCATCTGAGATACAGTTTTAGTGTCTAACAAACCATCTTTAACTAGCTTTTCTGCATCGGCTACTGTTAGTTTACCCACGATTACTCTCCTTTACTAATTTGACTATTAATATCTCTTATACTAATAGTGTTTTTTGTTTCAAAGTCTTCAGGTGTCGGAAACTGACCTTGTTCTTCAATCGTAAACGAATGATAACTAGGATTAACTGACACTTGACTTTTATTCTCTGTCTCGAAACACATCATTGGTTTACCATTAAAGAGTTTAGTCCCCTTATAAACAACACGCTTAAACATCGTGCCATCATTTATACCAATAGTGTATTCGATACCTTCTGTTAATAGACCCTCGTCTATAGTACCAAATGGCTTCATTTTGCCTCCTTTAGTCTTTTAAGTTTTGCAAATGACGCTTTGTAGTTTAAAGCATTTAACTTCTTTTCTTGTATGAGAGTGTCAATCTTGACGAACTCTTCATCACTTATTTCTCCTGCGAGTTTAGTTATTGCTTTTACTTGGTCATCTGTTAACTCAGGGTCTTCATACTGATTTCGATATACATCATCTGCAATATTCATATACATATTCAAAGCCTTCTTCATACAATCAGTATTTGCTGATTTAATGTCGTTACCAACATCAACAAATTCA